ATATAAAAACAAAGTAGGAGTCGTTGTTCGTTCAAAATAAAACTGTGACGGTTTTCCCTCCGATGATTTATTAGGAAGCATGTGATAATCTGCTCTACTAATCCTTGTTAACGTAGTGTCAAGATTATTAGCGTCTCTTAAATTAACTTCCAGTATGTCAATAATATTTGTATCCAAATCATAATCGTTATCGCTAGCTGTTGTTGATTGTGTTCCAAGAGATACAGTCCACAAGTTTAATCCTCTGTTTGCCCATTCGGACATGAGAATGTTCATGGTGCGAACAGCCGTGCGTAAATCTTTACCGCTAATCTCCTGTAAACCACATCTTTCGTAAGCTTCCTGAATAACCTCTGCGGCTTCCAGATTAAAATCTGTAGATCCCGATACAGCCATATTTTACTCCTTAGTAGTTCTTAAGAAATTCTGCTATGCAAGTATACGAATTACCAGAGTCAGCTGCTGCTGCCACAACGAAGTTTACGTCGTTTTCGTTAGAGTTAGAACTAGTGTTTGCTGGTATACCACCAAACTCTCTAAAGTCCCAATAGCCAGAATCAATTAAAGTTATGATCGGAATATCTCCATCTGAATCTTCATAATCTAAACGAGCAAAAGCGTCGCCGCCATCACCGTTTGCACACGACCACCATATTCTTTGTAGAGATAAAGTGCTAACAGAATTACCGTGTTCGTCAGCTGCAAGAGCTGATACATCGCCAAATACAGTTGTGCCACCTGTTCCATCAGATTGTACAACTATTTTAATTGTAACTCGTTTGTCGTTTTGTTGTAGGATTGTTGGTCCTGTTACTGTGTCTGCCATGTTCCCTCCTTAATCAAGAACGTGTGGGGCCGAAGCCCCACGTTAATTTTTAAAATACTGAGTATTCTAATTCCACTGTAAATCTTCCAGCCGTTATATCAGCGTTTACTGCTGTAGTAGCAAAAGCATATAAGTTTTTGCTAGCAATCGCCGCTGTAATGTTTGGAACAAAGATGTGATAGTTACCAGCACTATTATTAAAGTTTATATCAATCTCTGTAATTGATTGTGTAGCACTTAATTGTTCATTAAAAGATGTTACACCAGCACCAACGATTTCAGTTCCTGAAGAAACTGCAGAGTTAGTTGCTGTACCAGAAGTTGCACTCAATGATAAACCACCAGCAAGAGTTTCACCTGCTGCTGTTGTGATTCCTATCAATGCTCTGTGAATGAAAAATTTAGTAGGTGTTACTAAACCATCAGGTGCGTCTGTATTTAATGCACCAAGCTCCACAAGAACATCACCGTCTCCATAAGCAGTTCCTGCTGCGTTTGTAGCTGCTAGTGAGCCAGCGAAAGATTGAATCTTTCTAGTTCCCATTGATACTAATTGTCCAGTTGAGTTAACTGAAAAACCAGTTTCTGTGACCACGCCAGTAGAAGCTGCTTTGTTAATTACGTTAAAGCCACCTTCCGATCTGACCGGACCGCTAAAAGTTGAATTTGCCATATTGGTCTCCTTTTCCGCCAGTACAGTCTGAGACATTGTCTACTGCATGAGTCCATACTGACTATTTATAAATATGCAGTGTGTCGAGTATATTCTTTTGACGTGGGAATTGCAAATAAAAAGGGCGGCCGAAGCCGCCCTTTAAATTGTTCTTTGCTTAAGAATTAAGCACCAGGTGAACCAAAAATACCACGCCAGTCAGAGAAGCCGAAGCTATATCTTTCCCTAGCTTTGTATTTAACGTTACCAGTTTCAAAGTCACCTTCCATGGACGTAGCCACAGGAGCTCTTTGAAAGTGTTTCATGCCGTTAGGTACATCCGTCTTAATGAAGAATGCATCTGTATCAGTTAAGTAGTTATTAACTGTGTAACCCTCAGGCATCATTCCCATGCTTCTTACTGCATTGATGTCGTTATCCGCAGTAGCTACTCTGTTTCCAGATGCTAGTAGTCTTTCAGCTGTAAATTGTAGAGCTGAAGGGATAATCAACTTTCTTGGTTTTGCAGCAACTTTCAGACCTCTGTCATCTTGGAAAGCGTGAATGTCGATAATCGCTTGTTCCAAAGATGTCTCGTTAAGGTCTGCAGCAGTAGATAGCTCGTTCTTTTGGTTTCCAGAAGTAGTAGGGTGGTCAGTAGCAAAAAGCTCCTTACCATCACCACCTGTGAAGCTTGAATCAAAGCCGTTGTTCAAGACGTTCGCAGCTTTTACTTGTTTAGTGTGTGCCATAGAACGTGCTAGAGCTTTCGTATAACGAGTACTGATCTTGTCGTAAAGGTTGTCCTCTACAGCTTCTTCAGTAATCTGGAAAGCCAAAGCTACAGTTTCATGAGAGTAACGTGCTGTAAAAGATTCACGTGAGTTGTCAAAGTTAACGCCTGTTCCTTCAGGTTTAACTGATGCAGCTCCGAAACCAGATAACATTACTTCTTCTTCAAAAGCTCTGTCAGAGGTCTCTGTGTCGTAAATCTCAGCATGTTGGTTCTCGTATTGTGCGTACTCTAGTCCGAATAGTGCATTCAAACCAGGTTCCAACTCTTTAGCAAGTTGTGATCTATTAATAGCCATAGTTTAAATCCTCCTATTAACCTAAAGTTGTTGCTGAGTTGAGTTGATGCTCAGTACCATTAACGATTACATATGCATTTGCGTTTGCAGCAGATGTGTCGCTATTTTCTGGATCTTTGGAAATTCCTAATTGTTGGAAGTTTCCAGAAGTTGTCACAGTTGAGGTATCAAGTTCAGCTTTTGATAGTCCGCTTGTGTCGTCTCCAGTCAAGCCTACATAATCAAATCCGCCGAAATTCATAGCTGCTGTGCCAGTTCCGTTGTGTTGAGCTTCAAAGACGATCATTGGATCGTCATATACATATGCAACAATATCAGAAGCGTTTGTGCTTGCTGGATAATGTGCACTGTATGTTGGCTTAGAAGTAGTTGGATCTGTATAGAAACAACCACCAAAGGTGCCAAGGATTAGTCCAACTGTACCTGTTGAAGTATCAATTGCGTGCTGAATGCCACCTGCTGTTACACCGACCACTGGTTGGTTAGTGTAAATAGAAGTGCCAAAGTTAGCCGCAATCGCGTATTCGTTGGTACGAACTTCTCCACCTGTTAAGTGCCTTGTGGGTCTGAACCCAAAGGCTGCGTCTTGGTTTGCCATAATTATAGTCCTCCTTAGACTAATAAATTACAAATTATTAATCCAAAAATTTTGGCGAATGTTGTTAGGTGTGAAATCTAATCTGACTTCTTTGCACCGCCAAAAGTTACTCTCGACTGCCTATTTGGATTATCGATAGGCATACTAGGGTGCTGCTCCCTTAGAAGATCATTATCAACAGCCTCCTGTTGATCTCTTGTTTGTTGAGAGAAATAAGCATTTCGTTCTTCAACAATTTCTTCAGGTATCTTGGCTAGCAGTAATCCACCTACAGAAACGACGCCTTTCATTGCTCCGTCTTCAACAGTAGGGGCTTCGAAGTCTCCAAGTTCTTCCAGTCTTACTGGTTCGTATCCCTCTCTCATTCGAGCAGATACATTCTTCTTGTCGTCTTGGCCCATAACTTCAGCACGAATCCAACGATATTTAAATCCGGCTGGTGGAGACGGCGCGTCTAACCGAGATGGTGGTCGCCATGGCTGCCTTCTGGCAGTTTTATCTCTAGTTTGAGATGAGCGTGAGGTTCTTGTTTTCTTTTCCATATTGCTACTCCTTCACGTATTTAGCATATTCTTCTAAAGGCACACCTAGTTTTTTAGCGATTGCAACCTGCGATGGTGTGAGTCTCACAGTTCGTTTTCCTTTGGTCTTTGAAGTAGACTTTACAGCAGGTGCAACCGTTTGGTCAACCACTTTTTTGCTTTTTTCTCCTTCAAACTTTGTTGGAAACTGTTCTTGTATCTGACGATCTATCTCTTCGTAGTATTCGTCAGATCTTGGATCATATCCTTGTTGTTCAACAAGCTTACGATGAATGGCAAAAGCTGTGTATGTCATTGCCTCATCTTT